CACTACCAAGATTTGTGCTTAATTGCGCAAAACCAGTACGTAGGCTAGCAACCATAACGCGACGTTGTGTTTCCACTAACTCTTGGGTATCCATACGTAGACCACGTTGGTTACCAACCACAAAGTTACCTGTATAAATAGCCATAGCGCCAATGTTAGCAATAGAAGAAGTGCCTGCATTGGTTGTGCTAGCTGGTAATTCACCAGATACTAACACAGGGCTATTACCAATTTGACCGATTTGACCAGTAAGCAATGTAGCTTGTGGACCAACTTGGTTCATTGTTTGGAAAGTACTATCGTCTAATAGGTTGTAGTATACATCAGAATTAACAATGTATGTTACATCAGCTGGGTCAAGACCTAGTGAACCTAAATTAGCACGTAGACCACGTAGTTTAGCAACAGTAACTGCTGTAGCAACTGCACCAACTAGAGGAGCTGTGCTACTAGTAGAATATGCTGCAAGACCTTTGATAGGATCAGAAGATGAATTTTGACCTAGTAAATATGCACGATCAAGTGCACGAGCGATACGACGAACCATTGCATCACGAATGATAGGTAGAAGAACCACTAGGCTATCTTCTTCTTCTTCGTAGTTCATGTACTCTTTTGTAGCTACTTTGTATGAGCTTAGAGTAATTTCTTTTAATGCATGTGGTGAGCCAGAGCCTGGAGTTGCGCCGCTTGTAGAAGTTGTACTACCAGCACTGCCTGAACCGCCAAAGTCGCTACCATCTTGGGCTGCCCAAGTTGCTAGACCTGCTTCAGGATTCAATGGGATTTTCATCACGTTGGTTTGCATTGCAATTGTGCGGAACAATGGAGCAACAATCAACTTACGACGAATTTCTTGTTCCATGTTCAAGGAAACTTCAAGTTCCCATGTAGCACTTGGCAAGTGTTGGCCATATTTTTCAACAAGTTGTTTGCCGAATTTTGTATCGCCGATAGATTTACGCATAATATTAGAAAGAATATATGCTTTTTCTTTTTCTTCGTACGTAGGACCTTGATCTTGCTTGTTATCTGCAAAAGTCATTTTTGACTTTTGGATAGCTTCGATTTCTTTAGCTTTGTCAGCTAAGGCAGCTTCTAGACCGCTTAGAACTGATTTTGTTGATTCTGCTTGTTCAGCAAAACGCTTTTCAACTTCAGCAAGTAGTTTTTCTGCACCAGTTTCGGTAGGAGTAACTGCTGCTACTGCTGCCTTAATGCGGGCTTGCACGTCAGCTTCTTGAGCATCTGCAAGGGCTTTAGCAGTAGCTTGTTCAGCTAATGCTTTAGCGGTAGCTTCTGCTACCATTTGTTTAATTTCGTCTTGTGTCATTTCGACTTCCTTCTGTGATATGCTATCTGCGTCCGTAGAGGATTCTAGCCCTTTAGCTGACTCGCTTTTGGGTGCAAATTGCGATTTAAAATTGTTGTACTCATCAGCATCTGAAAATGCTTTAGACAAACTAAAAAGAGTATTTTGATTGCAGGGGATTGAAACTACTGATATTTCTATCAATTCTAAATCTTTAACAACAAATAACTCTGTTGCAGCATTATATTCAGCATCATTAATTCTGAATCCAACACTAAATGCGGTTACTACTTCATCTTTTACCAAATTAAAAATCTCAGCCGCAGCAGAGATTCGTGCTTTAATCCATAGACCTTTAGAATCAATTTTGTATTCTACCATGCGGCCGATTGGGTCATCATAATCGTGCTGGGCTAAAATAATTGGGTTCTTTAAGTAGTTTTGGATTCCTTTTTCCCATACGCTGGTAGGTACTACATCATTGGCTCGGTCTACTTCGTTAGTACTTGCGTAACCTTCGATGTATACTGAATCAGATGGTTCTCCACCACTGGGAAGCTGTTTAGTAAAAGTACTATCAATAAATAATACTTTATCTTTCATCATGCTCCTTCAATTAAGGTTTAGGTACCTCAGGTTTTTTAGGGGCACCACCTAATGCTGGATTACCAGCTGAGCCCGCAATATTAGCCGGTATACGTAGATCGTCATTACCAGGTTTTGTATCATAACGTAATTCGATTCTAGCTTCGTTTGGGGTAATAATACCACCGTTAACTAGACTTACGTTATAAGCCGCTATATCTTTTAACTCTGGCTGTAAAGCTGATACGTTACTAGTAATAGCATCAATGTCGTATCCAAAATATCTTTCCATTGCTGAAGTATATTTACGAATAATAGGCATAATTGTTTCTAGGTAGAACAAACGCATATTTGGAGAAATATTTGCGTTATTACCACCATCTAATAAAATACTTGGTACACCTAGTGCTTTTAATATTTTAACATCGTGCGACTTAATTGAGTTATCAAAATCCATATCTTGAAAACTAATATCAAATGCACTACTTGGTTTTAATCCTGAATCAAGAATCATAGGCTTGCGAGCACCATTTTTTGGGCTATAGCTAGCGATCCAGTTTTGAATTGTTTTTTGTTTTGCTACCTGGCTTAGAGTATTATCTGTTGTAAGAACCATTCCTGGTATAGCACCGTTTTCAAAGAAAGTTTCTTGAAATGAGTGCATCTTATATAAGATTTCAATTGATCTATTAGCAGAGAGAAGTCTTGAACTACCACGGTAGATTGAACTACTACAAGCATCACGAATATGAATAATTTCAGAAGGTTTAAACTCCTGCATATTATTATACTTATAACCTTTGATGTATGTTGTTGCATCAGGTAATATTTGTACGCTTGAAGAAGGTAAATGATACATAAATGCACCATCAAAGTAAATAAATATATTACCTTCTAGTATAAAATCTAAGAAAATGTTAGTTCTAAAATCTTGGGCGCTTTGATATGGATTTGGTCTAAAATTTAATAGATTAGCTAATGTCTTTTGGCGCATGCCGGACATAATGTCACTGGAAATCTTATCTTTTATATCAAAGTCTAAACTAGAACAGCCTGATACAATCATATTTGTACCACGGTTTACACTCTCTAGTTTTTTAAATGAGGTTCTGTAATTTGCAGGAGCATCGCTGCCAACAACGATGCCTTCCTGACGAATAATTATTTCTTGTGCGGGATTCAGTTTTTCACGAATCCACTGAGTTGCGGTATTATACCAAGCCATCTTATTCCTTACGTAAATGCGCTAAAGAACGAGCCAACAACTGCAGTCTTAGTATTTGTTTCTTTTCCAGTGAATTTATCCTGCTGAATACCAACCCAGCGTTCTTGACGCACAGCTGAATTACTTGGAGGAGCTTTTCCGAATACTCGGTGTAGGGCAACGTGGTGTTTGTTACAAAGCGTTCTAACTTGCTCATAGAGTTCGTTATGGTGCTCTGCTATAAACTCGTCGCGTACAGCTAATATTCCGTCATCGGTTGAAATATCATACTTTTTTGCAGCAGCCCAATTTTCCAGCAGGATTGTTATTGAGTTAAAATGATGTAACTCTAGGTCTTCTTTTGTGTTACAAATAAAGCAAAAGTCCTTTTTGTCATAAGCTGCTTTAGCCTTGTCTCGGACCCATTTGACTGGTATGCGGTTATTACCGGTATTTTTCGCCATTTTCTTTGCACGTGTTTGTTAATTCCCCCTATTGTATCACACAAGCACGAAGATGTCAAGTATTAAATTTTCTAAGCTAGTCACCCTAGAAAATTTATACTTGTTTATTGATTTGATTAGTGTTATAATCTATTCTAAAAACAAAGATCAACCGCCTATTGTAAAACTATAAATAGCATAACGCACTGCATCAGCCATATGGGATGCCATACCGTGCTCGGGTTTTTCCGTAGTAAGTGATTCGCGGCTATCCCAACGATACTGGTCAAACATAAATAGTGTGTGCTCGCAGTGTGGCGATACACGAATACGATTTTGTTCTACAAGTGTTTGTACTAGTGCAATTCCATCTAGTACAGATTTTTTGGCTTTTATAGTTGCAATGTCGTAGGTATAGGCAAGGTCAGCTGCAAATTGTGCAGCAGCCGAGTCAATAAATATAGTTTCATTTTGCCACTTGTCAATTAGTTCACGTAATCTGTCAACATGACCCGCAGTTGTAGCTTGTGACTCTTGATATTCATCTACAATATGATAAGTTTCGTCTTGTGGACTATAAACAATAACAGCAAACGCTGTTGGGTCTTTGTAACCAGGATCAAGCCCAGCAATTACTTCATCGCCGTCCCTGGCCACATAATCTAGTATTAATGTTGAATCCAGCTGAAAGATTTGACCCTCAAATACACTAAACGAAGCCATGTATTCTTGCTCAAACTCTGCTTTACTCATAATCGAACGTGCTTCCGACACATCACGCTCTGACATACGCGGATTTTCAGTATAGTCAGCAGTAAGTGATACCCACTCTGGAAATTCCGGCAAGAATCCGCGGTCAAAGAATCGACTAAACCAGTTGGCACGACCACGAGGTGTTGAGATAAATATTGCTTTGCTTCCCGGTCTGTCCAGCGTAGGACGCAGTGCAACATTAAATGCTGCTTCGCCATCGCCCAATGCAGCCTCATCAAAGATGATTAAGTCATACGATCGACCCACAGTTGAATCAACTGTTGACAACGAACCAAGGCGAATAGTCGAACCATTTTTTAGTTCTAAGACACGATCTTTGACATTGTCACGTTCCATTTCTAGATCAAACGATCTAATAAGGTGACGTTGTAGTTCAAAAGATATTGAACTAAGATTATAGTTAGGTGAAATTATAAGAATGTTACAACCGGGTACCAACATTACTAACTGCCCAATAACATTAGCTATGTAAGTTTTGCCTAGACGCCGCGCAAACGCAGCACATACAAATCGATAACTAGGATTATTAACTGCATTAATTAGCGCAATTTGCGGGGCGTTGATTTGATCCCACGCAGTTGACATAGCTCGGGTAACTGGGTCAACGGCTGGTAGTAGTTTAAGATAGTTAACAATTGGCAGTTTAATAAATCTACGTGATGCATCAAATTCCGTAATAGACTCACAATCAATATCTGGTCTACTAATTGCTAACATAAAATCCTTTTCTTCTATAACATGGACTAGAAACAAAATCTCGAGCGGTATCTACAACCTCATCATCCCACACAGGTATGGCCACAGCGTTGTTATACTCGAAGTTTGGATTGTGACGTAGGTGTACCTCAATAGCATGTCCTGAAATAAACTCTATATTAAGTTTGGGGAACTTGGCTAGTTCTGGAAACGGTATTGGGTGTCTCTCAGTAGTAGCTTGCCAACGACTCCAACGCCATAGTTGTGCGTTATGATCGCGAAAACCTTCTACACTTAGCACAGGCTCACCATACTCATAGTCAACACTTAAATGTTGGCCACAAAACACTTCACACCAAAAGTACCCAGGTTCAAGTTGGGTGTTTGGACCTAGGTACTGAAAACTAGCACCTCGGCCCATGCCTGCTAAGTTAGTAACAGGTCGCACAATGTAAACACCGGCATGTGGCACTGAGACTCCAGCGGGTCCGCAACAGTAACCTAGTCGACGTGATAAGATTAGTTTGTCAAATAACCACAAATCTTCTACATTAGTTGTTGTCCAATTTTCAGTATCAGTCATAATAAGCTAACCACACACCAGATTAAAAACACAAATAGTACTACAATCACTTTTTTTCATCCATTTTAACAAGTTGTTGAATTAAATTTCCGTATTTGGTTCCGTCACTGGCATCATTGATTTGAATGTTGGTTTGTGATACCACCTTAGACGACTGCAGCTTTTCAAGTTCAATTTGACGTGCCATTTGTTCCATGGTCATTTTATGTGACAGCGCTAGGATTTCTAAGATATCTTTACTGGAACCCACATCGGCTTCTTCTAGTTCTTGAAACTTTTTCTTAATAAGCGCATCCATTGCAGCACGCATTTTAAAACGGTTATTGAATCCAACATCAAAGAAAACTTGGTCAATATAAGCTTTTACGTCCTTGCGTTGGAGTGTGCTGGTTACCAGTGTTTGAGGAATTTGTAGTGTTTCGGCCACCGATGCTGCGTCTTGGTCTTGCAGGTAGCAATTGGCAATTTCCAGTGCTTCTGGTGATATATCCAGCACTTCAGCAGGGGTAACAGCAGGTAGGTTTTTTGACATGGGTAAATTTTTCCTTTGTGGCGATTATAACACTTGTAGCAGTGTGTGTGCAAGTGTGTGTTTTTGTATGGGGTCTAGCACCGAAAAAAGTTTTAACAGTTTAGCTAAAAATACCGCATGCGGTGGGGCCTGTGTGACATTGTATAAAAACTAGTCCGACAACCGCCCTAGTCGGTAGGGTGCCCCCTCCCAGTATAGCATACAATCTAATGAAAATCGCAACTTTACTTGCGATTTTTTGTGTTACAATATGTTCATCTAACAAGGATACATCATGGAATATTTAGGCATCATTCTTTCGATAATCGTAGGCGGCTTGCCTATGCTTGTTATCATTCTTTCACAACGCATCGATGGAGACATTCTGTAATGGAAATCCTTTACCCCGCATATGGTCGCAGCTATTCATCATGGCTGAAAGCCTACACCGACTGGCATATCGGCCTAGACTTTAGGCTTGGCGAAGATGGCCCATATTGTAGCATCAGAGATGCTGAACACTTGCCCGCCGATCTTTTCTTTTCACTCTCTAACTTTAGGATTGTTCCGCTGTGATACTTACATTCAATGAATTGGGGCTTGAGCCTTTGCCCAGCCCTGCATACACTCGCGCATGGGTTATCAATGATGCCTGCGATTACATCATGCGGCACTATTTTCCATGCATATGCATGGCAGAAGAAGATGCTATCCCTAACCCTCGCGGCGCATTGGTTGACTATGCTGCAAAGATTGTGGTTATTCGCACAGCGGCACCTGTTATCCACTAAGCTAGGCCTCCAACTAAAGTTGGAGGCGCCAAAATTATATCATACAATTTTGGCCCCCGCCACCAACTATTGTTGCGATTTATACTAGGGCAAACCCTTATACATTTCGCAATTTTTGTTGTTGATTGTTTGATTGTTTATCGCTATAATCTAGGCATGGCATACACTACCAAACAAACAAAAGAATTCGCAGAATTTTGTGCGCGACATGAAATTCGTTTCGGTTCTATGGTAGAATACCATGCGGCTCTTAAACAATATTTCTCCCATCCCTAACCTTAAAGGAAATTTTATGATCTACTCTGCAACCACCTTCAACGGCAAAACTACCAATGTCGTTAAAGCTGACAAAGCTGTAAACTACACCGCCGAACAAACGGCTTCGATGGTCGCTGACTACAAAGCGGGAATCACTGTTGACGCTATCGCGGAAAGCTTGGGTAAATCGGTTCGCTCTGTGGTAGCTAAACTCTCACGCGAGAAGGTTTACGTTGCCAAAACCTACATCAGCAAAACGGGCGAAAAACCCGTGAAAAAAGATGTTCACGCTGACGCTATCGGTGCGGTACTGAATCTCACCGAATCGGAGACTGAATCGCTGACTAAGGCAAATAAGACTGCATTGGTGAAAATCTTTGCTGCATTGGCTAACAGCAAGCCTGCGTAAGCACAATAGGGGTTTACCCCTATTGTTCCAATTGCAACAAAAGTTGCAATTGGAGGCGCCAAAATCGCAACTATAGTTGGCGTTAGGCGCGCCAAAATTATATCATATAATTTTGGCCCCTGTCACCAACTATTGTTGCGAAATGCAATTGATTTT